TTACGTGCCTCTACAAGACGAGGACCAATATCTCCATGTAGTGTTTTCATATAATCTATAGCACCTGTTTGTGATTCATAATTTCCAGACCATCCATCTCCTGTCCAAACTTTATAATTACCACTAGGAGTTATACCTATATCTCCTGCTTTATTTTTTTTACTTGCTTTTGCAGGTACTGAAGTCGTAAGACGTTTTCTTGGCATACCTAATCTCCTTTAGACTCTTCCGCCAGACTTGTAGCCAACCATGATTTTACCACCGCCCTTACGAGAAGTAGTACCACCCTTCTTGCGCTTTACAGAACCACCCTTCTTCGCCATTGTACTGGCAGCAGAATAAGGTCTACGACCAAGAGCACGTTCCATGCCTTCGCTCTCGTGCCTGCGAGCAGCTAAATTGCCTCTCGTACCACGATTACGAGCACCTAGAGACTCATCCAGTCGTGCATTATAACCTTGTGTCAAACCGCCTGTCTGCTTCTTGACAGTACCGCCAGCCTTACGCTTTACGCTACCGCCCTTTTTAGCAAACCTGCTACGTTCTCTCTCTGATAAAACACCAGCCCTAGCTTCTTCAGCAGGATACAGACCCACATCAGTCATACCACCGCCATGCTTTTTAACTGTACCGCCTGCTTTCTTTTTCACGGTCCCACCCCCTTTTCTAGTAATTCTTGCTTTATAGTCCATTGATTTACCAACAGGACTTTTTTCTTTCATTTTTTCAAAACTAGATAAAGAACTTCTCAATCTATTTAAAGCTGTATCTCGTGCCTTATCAGTTTTAGCATTAGCCAGAGCTTGTGCTCTATGTCGTAATTCTGCTCCTACATCTACATCACCTAATTCAGTAGCAGCCGTTCTTTTAGGAACTTTCATTCCTGTCCAATGCTCTGTCTTATTAGCCATAACCTTTATCTCCTCTAAATAGTTCCACCTTTTTTGTAACCTTTACCATAACCTCTTAACGCAGCACCCGTTCCAAGTGCTCCACCTGTTTTTCTGTGCCAATTAGGTCCTTTTTTCACACCTGAAGGTTTCTTATCAATAGCTGATAATACATTTTTGTCAGTAATTGCTTCTAATACGTTTCTAGGTTTACGTGGAGGAGTTGTAACTCCTTTTAAAAATTGTTCTCTTTTTAATCCACGTTCATACTCTTCTTTCATAGCTCTATTTTTGAAGCCTTTTTTCCCAATTTCTTCTAAAGTATATGGCTTACGATGTTCAGCTTCATATTTTGCTTTTTTCGCTCTTTCACGTTTTAAACGTGCTGTACGTTGTTCGTCCGTTTCTTTAGGAGCGCCCTCACCATGACGCAAAGACCATAAGTCGTCAGAGTCAGGCACCTTTCCCGTAACAGGGTCACGGAAATGCGGTCCTCTCCGGTCTCCAGCAGAAACCTTTTTCTCTTTCTTTACTTGGTCTCCAGCTCTTTGTTTAACTCGCGCTACTTTTTTCTCTTCTACAGTTGCTTTAATATCACCGGGGTCAACTCCCATTCCTATTAGTTCTTTACGTTCTTTAGCAGTCAGTCTCTGTTTACGTGAAGTAGGAAGGTCTTCTATTTTTACCTTTGGATAGAGTTCTCCCTTTTTCTTTAATTTCTTTTTATGTCCAATAACTCCAGTACGGCTGGTAATAGGTTTGGAAGTATCAATTTCCCAATCCTGACTAAGATTAGTCGTAACTTTTCCAGTACGCTTTGGTTTAACATACTGACCAGTACGATAATGTTCCGCTTTCTTCTTTTTCTTTTTCTTAGCCATTATTTTAATCCTTTCATAGCTTCGGCAACTCTCTCTCGTACCAGACCACCCTGAGCAGCTTTAGCAGTACGTCCTTTACGGGATAATTCAGCAAATTTCTTTTTACCATATTTCTTTCGGCCAATCCATGCAGCCAAAGCGGCACTACCTGTTTTCTTTTCGAGAGCCTTGAATCTTTTGCCGCTCCCTAATTTTGGTTTGCTTCCTTTGGACATCTGAATTTCCTTCCCTACACTCGCTCTCGTTATGGTCATTTTTCTTTTCCTTATAGAACAGGTTTTCTACATCTGTATATGAGTAAAACTTATTGCACTCCACTAACTACTCCCTTGTATCAATGTATCTGCACTACCCGCAGGACTTGCAGCCTGTGCCATATCGTCCTGACGAGTTCTACGTGCCTGATTACGAAGGCCATCAATCGCAGAAGAATACTCTCCCTGCCACATCTGAATCGTATTAAAACTTTTCATAAACAGGGAAGCCTCTATCATCGACGCATAAAATAATGCATCGTAACAGAAGTCACTAAAGTAATTGTTGGGAGCAGCAGAACTAAGAGTAGTAGGACGGGATACATAGTATATTTCCCCATTATGAACAGAGGAAGGAGTAGGAGCAATAACAATTTGTGTATTGCTACGCATGCCATAATAGCGAGGCTCTCCTATGGAAGAACTCACATAAGGCCAATAATCATTTATAAATTCTGTGGTACGTGGTAGAAGATTTATTTTGGAACCAGCAGTCGTAATACTAAAATTCCGCACGATACGAGTACCGGACGGTAAAGAAACGAAAGGGTTCGAGGTAGAAACAGCTACAGAAGCATAAGAATTCAGACCAACGTCATCCAATTCCCGAATTAACCTGTTTTCCGCTTTATTAACAAACTTGGGAATCTGGTCTAAAAATTCGGTGGAATCATCTTCGGCTGTATCTTTTATATCTGCTACCAGATAAGTAAAATCAGCCATTTATCTACCCATAAAATACAGTTGTTACCGCTGCAGAAGAAGGCGCAGAGACTTTTACCGTTCCTCGAAACTTTGGTCCATAATCTCCCAGATAAATATCGGCACCAGCTACAGCTTTGAATTTAATTCCTACACCTGCCGAAGCACTAGCACCGCCTTTAGCAACTTGTTGCTTATCACCTGTTATCAGATAAGTACCTGCCACATCGGTATAAAGAGCAAAAATACGAGTTGTTGCGTTTACATCATTTGCTTGATTGAGAGTAACAGAAGTTGTAATATCTACCAATACTCCACTTCCCGTTCCTCCAGCATCCACCATTGCAGTCTTAATATTTGTAGACATATTATTTTTCCTCTATAGAAAGGGAAAATCGGAGGAGAGGCTAGTCTCCCCCGACTTTACTACTAACCTGAATTACCAAAATAACCACGCCAGTCGGACCAGCCGAAGCTATACCGCTCACGAGCTTTAAACCGGAGATTTCCAGTATCAAAGTCAGGCTCCATTTTAGTTTGCAATGGAACACGATTAAACATCTTGGCTCCATTGGGTACATTAGTTTTCACAAACCAAGCATCGGTATCCGTAAACCTACGATTGATATGTGACCCCTTCGGTAGCATACCCATACTACGAACGGAGTTGACATCGTTCCATCCTGACGGAGCTGTCAGTGCTGCAGAACCGTCAATAGCGATAGTTCCAGCAGATGGGATAAGGGTTGAATTTAACAGTGAATTTGCTGTTGCCCAATAATCCGGTGGAATATGGAGCGACGACGCAGCACCACCAACCAAAATTCCTCTATCATCCTTAATCTTTTGAATTGTAGTGATAGCGGCTTCCAACGATGCAAACGCAAGGTCAGCATCCGAAAGGTCATTCGATTGATTTCCATCACTAATAGTCGGATGTGCAGCACTGAAAAGTGGAACACCATCACCGCCATGATAAGCGGCAGTATCAGTGAATCCATTATTGAAGATATCAGCACCTTTGACCTGCTTCGTGTTTGCCATTGCGCGAGCAAGAGCTTTCGCACGAAGTTTCGCAAATGTGTCATAAAGATTATCTTCCATCGCCTCTTCAGTAACAGCAAACGCTAAAGCGATAGTTTCGTTGGTATACCGAGCTACGTAACTCTCACGAGCATTGTCGTAACTAACGGCAGCACCTTCACCTTTTACAGGAGCTGTACCGAAACCTGTAAAGAGAACTTCCTCTTCAAAAGCACGGTCAGAGTTTTCAACTTCAAACAACTCCCGATGTTCATTATCTACATCCCCGTACTCCAAACCGAATACGGCATTAAGACCGGGGAGTAGTTCTTTGGCAATACTAGCTCTATTAATAGCCATGATTTAGACTCCCCAATTATGGTAGAGCACTGACTGTAGTTGTAGCAGTCAGCATATCTACGTGATGTATAAGACGTACTTCCACAACAGGGAAAGCACGTTGTGCGGCCACGGTGATATCATTCCCCGGTTCGTCCAGAACACTAATAGGACGAACATCTAAAGGAAGAAATCCCCTTGTCGAGGCTGCAATACCGAAACCGGATTGTCCAGTAACAGTAGAGCCGCTTCCCGCCGTAATACCAAATGTGGTATAATTGATGTCTCCAGCAGACAACGAAGCATCAGCCTGAATGTAGTACGTGGACCAAGGGTCTGTATTCACAAACGCTTTTATATCGGTCGCTGATGTACCAGTAGGCCAGTACTTGTTCCACTTGGGTTCACCATTTTCAACATAGTGACAACCCATGAAGACACCCGCTGCTTGATATGCATCCCCAACGGATGTAGCACCCGCTGTAGGAATAATATTTCCTGCAGTTACGGCAACAAGGTCACCCGTAAAAATATTTGCAGCCAATCCAGACGCTATTGGAATTTCATCAAATCCGGTAGAATTAGCAGCAGAACCACGTTTACGAGCTGGGAGAAATCCGCGAAGATTTTTACTTGTTGACATTTTCTTCACTCCTCTCTAAAGCTTACCTTCAGTTACTCCTGAAAAGATGGTCTCCTTCCTCTTGTAACAGAAGATTTGCTATTATTAGTAATTGGCATTTTAGAATCAGAGGAATTCTCTAGTTGCATATTTACTGCTTCCATAAGATTTCTACTCTTGTCTCTATAATACTCAGTACGAGCAGCGGCTTTTATTTCTGGCTTCTTAGCCAATGCTAGGTCTCCACGACAGACCGCGCCACTGTATCGTCCTTCTTCCCGCACGAGAGAAGATGTAGCCATTTCCGGTATTTCTTCGGGTAAAACGAACTCCCAACCTTCAGTCATTTTCTTACCAATATTCTGGTAATCATCTTGTCCCTTGAAAGTTATACGTAACCATCTCAAAACCATTCCTTCGTTTTCAAAACGGTTTCGTATACTTATGGGAATATCAAGAGCATCCGGTTCTTCGTAAACATACTCCGTTTCTTCTCTTGTTTCAGAAATACGTTCATTAGCTGTACGTGCATTACGTGTGTCCATGATACTTATCCTCCGCGTCTATTCAAATTAACAGTTGTATATTCACCTTCGGCTATATTAGCCTTTTGCTTTTCAACTGCATATACCTCAAGTGGAATATTCCATTTAGTTGCCAATCTCACATCTTCCGAACTGAGTTTGACTTTCTTATTGGAACTTGCAGGTGTACGCGATGCTCCTGCAACCACCTGAGCAGTCGATGACGTTGACTGTGCTCGATTCTCGAATTTATGAGGAAATTCATCGTGTATTCTACGATTTACTTCCTTATAAAAATCATCTGTAGACGGGTCCAATCCCAATTGTTTCAAATCATTGTCAATAGCAAGAGCTGCTGCTGACATAACGGAATCTTTCCCAAACCATTCATTCTCTGAAGCCCATATAATTGCTTTAGGGTCAGGGTTTTGCTGCTGTTGTCCTTGTTGCTGGAGTTGTGCAGCCTGTCGCTCTACATCCTGACTATATTGGTCTAACGCAACCTTCTGATTACTTAAATTCTGTAAATCAAACTGCGTTTCCATCAAAGATTCATGGGCTTTTAGTGTTTTTTCTCCATCTCCCGATTGATAAGCTTCCAAATAGTTCTGTCGGGCCAATTCAATCTTATTTTCAAGTTGTTTTTCCGAAATTTCCGTCGAAGCTTTCTGAGTTTCCGTAAAATTCTTCTCTCGATTCACCAATTGGTGATTTAATTGCTCATTTTGCTGAATCAGGTTCTGAATTTGTTCATCACGCTCTTTACGTTGACCCACAAGTTGTCTAATACGTTTCTGAGCACCGTCAGTTTCGATTCCATCAAGCTCTTTAGGCTCTTCTGGAGTTTCTGAGACTTCTGCAACCACTTCCGGTTCTGATGCTTTAGTTTCTTGAGGTTTTTCAGGCTCCTTTTCGATTTCATACTCTACTTCATCCCCTTTTACTGGAACTTCTACAGCGTTCCACTCTGAATCTTCAACCATTTGGATTCACTCCTTACGTTGTTCACGAAACAATCGACTTTACGTGTGTATATTATACACTATTTTACCTTTCGATACAATAGACGGTCAAGTTAAGCTGATAAATTAAAAGTCGGGTCTAAATATTTTGCATTTTCAACTCGCATCATAACTTGGTCATCGAAAAGCAAAAGTAACCTTACTCCTTTATAAAGCATCTTCACTCCTGCATGCTTTCCATAGCATACATAATCACCTGTACTACACCAAGGTCCAGCAGAAAACTTGGCTTCGTCCTGATAAGCCAAGTCTCCTAGCACAAGAACCCGACCTACAGTAGTTAAATAGGCCATATCATCCTTGGTAGAATCAGGAATTAGGATACCCCCTTTCGTGGTTGCCTTAATAGTTACAGGACGTATCAATACGTGGTAACCGGGTAAAAAAGGCAGAGGAGAAGGGTCTTTGACCTCTTCCTCCGTACTACTTATCCATTCATCGTTTTTAATAGCTTTCGCTAAAGCTGGCTGTTGCATATTACTCTTCTCCATCTTCGTAAGTACGTTTTTTTATGATATTAGTAAAACTATTTCTAGCCCACTCTATACCCGCACACATGCCAACCAAATGTTTATAGGAAGGATAATCGGGTGCATTCCCCTCTGCCAAGCTTTGTTTGATAACTTCGATTTCCTTATTAAAATCAGTTATTACTTCGTCCCATATATTCATGCGTGGTCGTGCATGATAACGGACATAGCACCTAGAGCGATTCCAGCCATAGAAAACCAGCTTAGTGGAGTAATAGCCCCCACACCTAAACATACCACGGCACAACCAGCCCAGCTACTAGGTTCACTCACTCGATTTTGTATCCATGTACTCATATTTATTCTCCTTATGATTGCCTTCATAATATGGTAACTTCTTTCCTCTAGCCGAATCAACTTCTTCTTTCTTTTCTTCACATGCGGCAAAAAGGAAGAAAATAAGAAAAGCAATAAAACCTAACTTAATCATCTTAATTCTTAGCTAAAAGGTCCGAAATCTTCAAAAGGGCTTCTACACGATTCTTCCCTTCTTTTTCCGCTAATTGGGCAATTCCCAAAACTTTCTTAGCAGTTGTCATTGTATTTACGTCCTCACTTTTTTGTTCCAATTCTGCAAGCTTAGTGAGAACGTCCATAGATTTAAGCTGCATATCACTGTCTAGTTCAGCTCCCTTCATAGAAGCATCATAAAGCATTTCTACAGCTCTCATGGCCTGCTTGCTTATACGGTCTCGTTCTTTCTGTTCTGCTTTGGACATAACATCAGACTGCTTCTGACCAGCCTTGATGCCTATTTCCAGTTCCTCAAGGTCCAGTTCACGATTCTTGAGAGCAGCCTCTGCAGCTTCGGTCTGAACCTGAATCTGAAGTTTCTGCTGCTCAAGCTGCAATCTTGCTTGTTCTATTTTCACCATCTGCTGTTCCGGTGACATCTGAACTCCCATTGCACGATTTGCGTTGAGAACCTGTTCCGCTGCCTGTGCCATTGCCAGTTCCGGTGCTTCTGGCATCTGTGCCTGCTCCGGTGGTAACTGACTGAGCATCTGCTGGGCAACCCCACCAACCTGCTCCTGATATTTCATGACAGCATGTTCCTGAATATTAGCTTCGATAATTGGCTTGACACGCTGCATCATAGGATTGGCTCCATGAATCGGGTCCTGCAGATAGGCAGTCTTTATCTTGACATGCGCTTCATGGTTCTGACCGGGGAAAGCCGCTATCGGTACACCCTTGGTAGCCGCTACAATATCGGATACCGGGTCCATCGCTTCCGCTTTCCGTTTCTCAGGAAGTATCTGTTCGATATTTGGCATGTTGGCATTTTCCAGAATAGTACGATTAAGTGCTTCCAGATTAAACATACCGGGAGGTGCCTGCTGTGCCAGTTGCAAGGCCATCTGAGAAATCATCAGACGATGAGCACTGGAAGGTACATTCGGGTCACTGACCGGAATAATATCGACACGCCCATCAAAATCTGATTTGAGAACATTCTGACTTTCACCGGGAATATCGAAAGGATATTCATCAGGGAGGAAGTCATGATTTATTCTGGCAATAATCTTGAATTCATCTTTCTGAGTTTTATGGACTCGTTTGTGAATTGCACTGAAAAACTTGCTTGAAGCTTCCAGTAAAGCCATTGTCGTTCCTACAGGACCATAAGAAGACATGTCGGAAATTACCTGTTCTGTGCTGTCGGCAAACTTCTGTCCTGCCGTAGCTACAAACTGAAGCATATTGTATAGTGTCTGGGATGGTTCCTTGTAGGGCAATGTCATAATTGCCTTGGTTAAATCCATTCCAGTTGCTTCCACTTCTTTAAACTCACCGGGGGAAATCGGGTCATTGTCTCCGACAATACGTACACCCTTCGCTTTATATCCTCCCGGTAGGTTGGCGAACTGACCAGCGTCCACGAGTGCCCTCATAGCAGCAGAAGCTGTCATTGTCAAGTTGCCAAGAAAATGAATTAGACCCAGACCATAAAAACTAAACCCCGGTACAAAACGATAATGCACGAAATGCAGAATCTTTTCCCGGCGCGGGTCATCGGGTTTATAATTCCTACGAATCGAAAGAACTTTACGTGATTGCTCTTCCACCGTAACAATATACGGAAGAGGAACTCCTTCCACTTCTCCATTGTTAAGCTCTTCAGGAAGTTCGAGATAACAATGCTGTTCCAGTAAAACATACTGAGGGTCACTATCTCCCGAAGGATTAAGACCCATAATAGTATCCATTTTATTCGTTATAGGAGCTTGGGTAGGAGTGGTAGCATCCTCCAAGTCCACATCCAAATACATACCGGAAGCTATCTGACGGGCTAAGTCATGAGGAGTCCGGTAAATAACATGCGTATAACGGTCAGCCTTTCTCAGGTCACTTGCATAAGAAGAAACATAAAACTGGTCAATAGGAACGAATTCAGAGACAGGACGGGATAAGGAAGCATCATAGTAGACTTTCTTGAAAGCGGAACCCATCAAAGGAAGATGAAACAGCATACGCTCGAATTCATCGAAATACTCAGGCATCTGCTCCGTAAGCTGATAATTCATAAACATCTGAACACGGTCAGCCTGCTTATCTTTCTCAGGAGTATACTTTCCGATTACCTGTGCCTTTACAGGACCAGCAGGTGGAAAGAGTTCCTGCGAAGCTTTGGACTGGAACTTAACGGCAGACTCAATTAGCAACGGATGGACAGCACTACAGGCACCTTGGAATGGTTCCGAAGCATCCTGAAGTTTCAGGCCAAGCAGGTCAAAGCCGCGCTCAAACATAGACTCCCATTCCTGACGGGAATCCTTGTCAGCTTCATAGCGTTCAAAGACTTCTCCTGCAATCTTCTTGAGAAGCTCGTCATCTACATCTTCAACCAGATTTCCATACCAGTCAGAGGTAACAGAAGAACCTCCTGATATTTCCGTTTCTTCACTAAAATTAACAACGACACTTCCATCAGGATTTACATCGAAAGAGACATTCTCTTCCGTGCTTGCTTCCGGTCGAATAGGAATTACATTCGTTTCAGGAATAAGTTCGTTGGGGTTTCGTTCTATTGCCATCTTAGTTTCCTTTTAAAATCCTGCCCAATCTTTTAAATCCCCTAATTTAGGATTATTAAGCGTTATTTGTGTAAGTTTACCGAGTTGTGTTGGATGTTGTTCATATACTCTAACTCCATTCTCCACAATTTCAAAAGTATTTGCTGACGGACGCTGCCCTAAAATACGGTTAACTTGGCTCATTCCTACAAATTCTTCTAAAAATTTTGCTACATCCTCATCTTCCAAACGAGTATTCAAAAACGTAATATCTTCAAACTCATCGTCTGGCATCCAACGAGGCCGTGTTGTTCTTACTTGATTAGGAGTATAGCCTTCACCCTTATATTTGGATGGCGTTCCTTTAATAAACTGTTGTGGTTTAGGGATAGGGCGTACTTTTGTAGCACCTGTAGCCCCTTTACCAGCTAAACGAGCAGCTACTGAAGCTAATCCAGATAGTGGCATCAGATTGCCCTCGTTTGGTAAGGATAAGGGTTACGTTCTATCATGCCGCCAGATTTTTTTCTTAGTCTAGGAAATATTGAAATAGCTTCATCCATTTGCTCTCTATAATTAAGAATAGGAGGACGGCCCTGTGCTATCATTCTTTCATTAGATGCATCACTAATTTTTTCAAAATATTCTCTCATAGGCTTACCGGGTTTAAGAGAGTTCATTATATCTTTTTGACTTAGCTCTGGTTTATTTTCTGCAAGTTGAAATTTATTCAAGAAATGTCGGGCCTGTTCTCTTTCTTGTACAGTAGGAGCATTAATAAAATCCATTACATATATTATTTGATGTTCAGCGTAAGGATTTTCTTCTTTAAATTCTTCAACTTTTTTCTCATATACGGCATGTTGTTTATCATAGGCGTCCATCAGTCGATTCCATTCAACATCAGCTTCTTCAATAGATAAACCAGAATCTATTAAGTCATTCCAACTAGGTTGAGGCACATCTTTCATATATTCTGAACGAGAAAGTTCCTTTAGTGATGGGTCTTCAAAAGCGGCATGAGCAACTTCATGTTTAGCTGTATCTGTCTTTTCTACATCGCTTCGATTTCTCCAAAGATTGGGTGAAGGAAGCCAACCAGCATCAAAACCCATTGTCCCAGCACCACCCAATCCTGTTAGTCCTTCAAAAACTAGTGGAGCAGGTATAGATGTGTCACCTTCAAATAAAACAATTTCCTGTTCTTTAACAGGTTCTCCTTGAAAATTTCTATTTCTTTTATTTAGCCATTCTGTCTCAGATTGCCTTCTTAAAGGTGCGGGACCTACAACTGGGGGAGCATAAACTTGTGGTAAATAGGGAGATGGAACCATAGGATTGGTAGTAAAATAACCAGAAACGCCCCTCGGTGGAAGAGTAGTAGCCCGAATACCTACGTTTCTAGCTCCTCCTCCTTCTCTTTGAAGAGGAAATAACTTCGGGTCTGTCATAGCAGCACCGAATGTTCCCTCGCCTTTAAAGGGCCAATAATACGATTTAGCTCGTTTACGTCGTTCACTAGGAGGAGGCAAGTCTCTTATTACAACTTCACCTTCAGCACGACGAGGAGAAGGAACTCTCTTCTGACGCAATAAGGAAGCTATGCCTTCTTTATCAAAAATTTCCATCTTATGGCATCCCTGACATTACTAGTTCGCCTCTTAAATCTAATTCCTGCTGTTCCTGCGCTAATCTCTGGCGATAATTTCTTAGCGCAGCATCTACATCTGCTCCCGGCTGGTCAGCCAATTCTGCCAGTACCTGTGATTCTCCGCTGCGAGCAGAAGGAATTCCAAAAGATGCAGCATATAGCGGCCATCCTGCTAAAGTAGCTGCTCCACGCAATGCTATGCGTGAAAGGTCTTTACCAGAGGGAAGCTGTGGTGGTGGAGAAGCAGTTCTGGTAATTCTTGGAGAAGTAGAAGGTTTTTGTGGCTGTGGTTTTCTTTCAGGTTCTTTGGGCTTTGTAGTTCTTTTAGGCTCATCAGGTCGTCCTTCAAGTTTTTTAGGTTTAGGTTTCGGAACAGTTCCCACCGGCACCGGCAGAGGAGAGCCAATAGGTATGGTTCTCCCCGGTCTTGCGCTGCGAGTTATCAAAGTTCTTCCTGTAGTCTTTTCCTGTTTTTGTAAGTCATCTCTCACTTCTTTTTCTATCTCATGCCATGTCTTAAAGTTAGTAGGTCTATCTACTATCTCTGGAGGAGCTGTCTCACTCCAACCTGCTGGAGCTTTAGAAGCTCGTGTTAAGGATTTAGGTGCAGTTACCTCCCTCTCAGCCCGTGTAACTGCTTCGTCAAGCAGTTCTTTATTCACTGGCCGACCGACCTCTCCAATATTACCCAGACCAGCCTCAACGTGTACCGCCCGTCGGGCGCGTCCTAATGGGTAAGAATGAATAGGTTGCTTAATATTCCTTGGTTCTACATCTCGTTCTATCTCAGTTATATCTTCATAAAAATTCTTCGGCTTCCTTTCTTTAGCTCCTCCTATTATCTCAACAGGGCTAAAAACAGACATTCTTGTCTTCGTGTTGGGGTTAGTCTGTGCCTCCATAGTATCTGTAAGTTTCCGATACTGATTCATAATAAGATTAAAGTATTTTCTTCCTGCTTCCTTTGCTTCTGGAGAATTAAGAGTATCTTTTATTCCTCCAAAACCTCCCGGTTTATCCATCTCACCAATTACACTACTTCCTAGATACTCTACTATAAGTTTTTTAAGTCTTGTTTGCTGTCTATATAGGTCCTCTAAATTCAAAGGAATTCCTTTAATAAGACTTTGAAGACCTTGGCCGGGAATTTTAGGTGCAACCGTAGCCGACGTACCACGTAGAAAATCTCTACGGGTCATCTCCGTTAGTTTCTTTAATTTATTTACAACGTCGTCGGTCGCCATAATCCACTATCTCGTATAAAAGTAAGTAACCCCAAATACCTCCCAACATAAAGTGGAAGTAACATAGTTCCATCAAGTAGAAGGACCTTCAAAATCTTTTACTGAATCATCCTCATTAACAGACACACAGTAGGCATCAACTATTCTATAACCCTGTGCCTGATTCATAGCATTTATAGCAATAATACCGATATTCTTGGTATTCATAGCACATTCTTCGTAAGTTTCAAAGGGACCCGATGAAGCAGTTTTGTATACCGCTACGTTAGGATTCCCGCCTACGTTGTACATTAAAATAATTGCTAACCAAATAGAAGCAAGTTCCATGAAAAAACTCCTTATAATTCAAGATTGATTATTATACACCTAAATAGGCCAGTACGCAACCCTCTTCTTACGTCGTACAGGTTCATCGTCTTCCATTGGGTCATCAGGATGCGACAAACGCCATGATTCCCGTACATAATGAACTGCCATCGTAAGTGCATCCACTTGGTCGTCATGCCGTGCATTCGGAAATGTTATCAGTTCCTCTATGAGTTCACTTGACCATTTCTTTTGAGTGGGAATCCAGACATGTCCAGACTCAATCATCGGACTGGCAGCATAGACACGAGATACCTTGTCCCTATCAGGATTGTATTCCAAGACAGGCAGGCCAGCCCTTCTCATATCTTGTATGAGGGACTGGCCGCTCGCCTTCTTCTCAACGATGCATATATCAGGTCGATGCTCATCGTGAAGAAGCTGGGCCATTCGGCGCAGTTCAGGATATTCGTAGCGACCTCGAACATTACCCAGCAAAATTAAATGACCACCCCAATACTCCTTTCCCACGGAATCCTCTTCTGGCATACTGAATATACCCCAAGTCTGGATAACACTGAAGTCAGCAGAGGTTCTGGTAGAAAAAGCCGTATCGTAGGTTTGTAGTACAAAATCACACATAGGAGGCTCATCGCTGGTCCAGTCCTTTATCCAGCGTTTCTTGATAACCCCGCCTTCCTCTGGTGTGGGATTCTGCATATAAAGGGAGTCCCAGTAGCGACTACCGTTGCTCGCAATAATTTCTTCCTCGTCCACTCTCAGGACTTCTTCTGGTTTCCACTCAGGAAAATAAGAGGAACCTACCGGAAGACTGAGAAGTTCAGCAGCAGGCTCGTCCAGCCATGCAGGAATACTGATAACGTCCCAAGGATTGGTAGTTTCCATATCCATTATTTCCTGCTGCTTCAGAAGCCAGCCGCACAGGTCATCATGGTGGTATCTGGTATTTATTATAACGATGGAACCATTCGGCATGATGCGGGTTCTCAGACCAGCAGGATACCACTCCTTGACGTAGCGCCGTCCTGCTTCCGAAAAGGAATCTTCTTCTGACATCACATCATCGAGAATAGCAACATGAGCACCACGCCCAGCTATCTGACTTCGTACCCCGGCTGCATAGTAAGTACCATTCTGATTGGTCTTCCATTTCCCGGCAGCACGAACATCGCTCCGCAACGTCACTCCACGGAAGATATCCTGAAATAACTCCGTATTCACGATATCCCTGACCGACCTTCCGAAGTCGCTTGATAGCTGGTCGCTATGAGATACCGTGAGTATCTCGTGTTCTGGGTGGCGACCAATGTACCATGCAGGGAAAAGCTTGGAGCAGATAACTGATTTAGAGGAACGAGGAGGTAAAAAGACCATGAGTCTCTTTATTTCTCCTGATTCTATTTGTTGTAATTTTTGGGAGATTAACTTGATATGCTGGCCCATCTTCCAGTCAGAGACAAGAGTGGGAGCAATAAGACGAATGTAAGACAGAAAATCATCCTTGCAGGTAGCAAGTACGTTTTCTTCCAGAAGAGCTGCTGTAGCAAGCAGTCCCTCAAGTTTACTAATGGATTGTAGTGTTTCCGTCTGCATATTCTTCTATGAACATAGACCGCAAAAGATTTAGGTTTGTGATAAGACAAGCCACTCCTTCTGCCATATGGGGGCGCATAAGAACCGCTTTGGAAGGAGCTATTCCACCAATTATTTCTTGTATTATTTTTGATAAAAGCTCTGCTGCAGACAAAGAATCCAGCTGGATAAAAGAATTCTCAAGAGTTCCTTCTTCTAGCTGGAGGACTGCTTCCAGTTCTTTTATATTATTTTTTAAATCAGGCATAAAATCTCCTACTAAGAGTAACTAAGAGTTACTTAAAATTAATAAAAAAAATAAAACTTAAAGAAACTTTAAGTAACTAAGAGTATTATATAGGAACTAAATAGGAAATGTCAAGGGGTAAATGAAAATATTTTTATATGCGTGATATTTATGTCACTATAGGTAGGCACGCAACGTAGCGATGAAGTCTGTGATTTTTGCTAATTTTACGTGTGGAAGGAATTCTTTATTTTTTTTTTTTGCCGGCGAATTTTTTCCCCTCCCCCTCTTCTTCGTTGTATCCAAATGGGAACGACGAATTGATAAGCATGCTTACGACTTGGGGGTTGACGGGAAACAAAAAGTATGAACGAGAAACAGCGCCAAGCGTCGAGCGGCTGCAACAAATTGCAACGGCCGTCAAGCTCAAAATAATTCTTGTAGTGGTGTATCAGTTTGCTATTATCGTGGTGTTGTTTCTCATTGTGAAATTTGACGCTGGCCGCGTGAGTTGGGTGGGTCGACCCCACTGAACTAACAAAGCCGAAAGCGTTGAGGTGCGCCTTGAGAAATTTGTCCTAACCTAACTATGGAGTTTATCCAAAATGGATATTCAAAAGGGTAAATTATCTAATGAGCATCAAAGCTTATTAGAGATTGCTAAAATCGCGTTTTTGGAAGTATCGGATGCCAACAAAAAAGCAGTCGATTTTATTGTTCCACTTACGCTCATTGCGATAGGTCACGGGATTAAAGCAGGAAGTAAGAAAAAAGATAATCCCAATACAGCGACGGCTTGGATAGCAGCACTCGAAACACGTTTGCCGACTACCAACCACTACGCAAAACAGATTTCAGCAATCACGCTCAATTCTAAAGTTCAAGATTTATTGAGTGGTTCTCTGGAAGTAGCAACTAAAGCCGCAGCAGAGAAAAAGTTGTTCACGCTTGTGGATTTTGAAATATTCAAAAAGCGTGACGGTGGAACAAAGCCGCAAGTAAATCGCGCAAGCTTGTTTGAAGCATCCGACAAAGATGTAGCCAATCATTTCAAAAAGCAGGTCGATAGAATTGAACCTAATGAAAAGGGCGATATCGTTGCACAACTCAAAAGCGAATTACGTTTAGCACGCAAGCGAGTTGAAGCTATCGAAAATCGTCTCGCTGCACTCGTAAAGGGTCCAGCCATTAGTAAGTTAGCCAATGCGAAAAACATTGGCAGTAAGCGCCGCACCAAGCCGACGGACGCGCAAGATATATCGGCCGTTGGTTAACATCGTAAATCAGAGAGAGAAGCCCCCGTTAACGCGGGGGTTTTCTTTTTGTTTTTTATTCTACATTCCCAACACAGGTTGCATGGGCGCAGTAGTTGAGTGGGGCGAACCCACTGAACTCATCAGAGAGATGCCTTGCGCGTTACTTTATTGCATGGGAACAACACAACCAGTATGGGCGCAACCTATTGGTATGTATGGGCTTTCTCTGTCTGTACATACTTCTGCGTTGCGGTCGCACGTAGATGATAAACATCAACCGCATGACGAGGTTTGATATGTTATCAGAACAAGTCACGATGAAGGGTATCTCATGGATGAAAACCATGTCGCATATCCATCAGGTTGGGAAACCACCTCCACTAGACATCCCTCCTGATAAGCTAGAG